GCATTTATTGGTGACTTGATTACTGATTATGTTCTTGCAAACGTTGCATATAATACTCAGGGGTTAGAATCTCAAGTAATTGATCTTACTAAAACTGCTGAAGATTACCAATTTACTCCTACCGCAGCAACCTATATTCCAACTACTGGTTTAATGACCCTAACCATAGGCACACACAATCTTTCAATTGGTGCTCCTATACGGATTGCTGAAGAAAGTTTAACATTTACCTGTGCATTAGATAATAATGCCACGCTGCATCCATATCCTAGAGCTACTGGCGTACCTAATGCATCTGGACAAGATCCGTATTACAACAAACCTGTATATATTACAGCAATTACTAATACTACAATTACAGTAAACATAGGTATTTCATCAGATACATCAAAACACACATTTGTAAGTGCTGATACCGATGCTATTACTGCCAGTGCAGCAGCCGCAATTGATGCATTAGTATCAAATGTTGTAGATGTTATTACCGGTGGATTAACAGCAATGCCTGCATCAGTTACAGAAGGTGTAGGATCTGTAAAATTTCAAGGAAACTATAGTTCAAACGAATTGTTGTTGATAACAAACACAACTCGTAATGAAATTATCTACAATTTTTCCACAGCAGTAACAGGCGGATATGTTGAAATACAAACTTATGGTGTTGATGATGACTTTGTAAAATATCTACAAACCACTGATGGTATTACTACTGTAACATTAAATTATAATACTAGTCTTCATGCATCAACTGACGACATACAGATATTTGTAGAAGAAGCTGAAGTTAGAACTAGACCATACGACTTTGGTACTGATGCTATTGAACGTCATCGCGTGGCAATGCCACAGTCTATGCTAGACGCTGACTTTGAATACGGATTACAGCCAACTAAATGGAGTGCAATTAGTACACTGCGAGGATATCCGTCAGTATACGAATTACCAGGAACAGATACTGATGTACTATCTGTTGTTACTGATGCCAGCGCAGGAACAAGCGGAGTTGGTCAATCACAGATAACAGTAACTACAGTTGCACCTCATGGATTTGAGCCAGGCACACCTATTTCTATTAAAGCGTTAAAAGATTCTATTACCGGAGCAGCTAGAGCTGAAGGCAATTTTGTTATCACTACTGTCCCAACAACAACTACATTTACATTTTTTGCCAAAGCTAAAGTTGGAACAATTAACGGGCAAGTTTTATCAACAACTTATACGCAGCTAAGAAAATCTGGATTTTATACTGGTGCAAGCATTGGCCGTCCTACATTCTCTATTTCAAGCAACGGATCAAGCGGCTCCGTAACTACAGTTTTAGATACACCTGCAGGAAGTGCAATTTTTGCATTTTCAGGATCACCGCCCGAACTTGGTGCTCCATTAGTTAATGCTAGTATACCATTAGGATCTCAAGTTACTTCAATTAATGGTGCAGGTGGTACAGTTGCAACTAAAACTGTAGCCTTTAATGCCAACCCAGGCGACTCTAGCATTCAGTTAGATAATGCAGCTGGCATCACTCCTAATTTAGCAGTCAATCGTGGTGACGGCACTGCTATGTTTATTTCCAGTATAGTGGGTAATACTTTAAATTTTACTGACGAGTTTACTGCTCCAATTATTGCTAATTCAGCAGACTACACAAGTATTCCAGGAAACAATGAAGCATCTAATGGTGTAGGAGCTACATTTGATGTAACTGTTGTTCCAGGTGAAGGATTAGCATCAGTGGCTGTTGGTACTCCTGGTAGTGACTATTCACAAGGACTTACTGCTACTGTTAGTGCTCCTAACAGCGCCGGCGGCGTCCAAGCAACTGTATCTGTATCAGTATCGCAAGCTGGTGGCACAATTACAGGATACGCAGTTGTAGAGTTTGGCTCTGGATATACTGCTGCTCCTACAGTGACCTTAGTTAAACCCACAACTGTTACCCGTGCAGGTACAGGTGTTATTTTAGGAACAACAATTACTCTAGCAAGCACCACTGGAATTTTTGTAGGCATGCAAGTGACTGGTTCTATTGGATTAGGCGCTGGCAATGCTGCTAATTCAGTTATAATACAGCAAATTAACAGCCTTACAGAAATAACAGTAGCAACACCACACGATGGGGCAGTATCTGGAACACTAACATTTACAGATATTGGATCAGGTGGCGTTCCAGGAACCCGCTCGTTAACTACTACTGGCGGCTCGTATGATATAGTTGTAGCCACAGCAGGAACTGGATTTAGCGTAGGCGATAGAATTTTAATTAATGGTAATACTCTAGGTGGCCGAACAATTATTAACGATGCGTTAATAGTTATTAGTACAGTTGACGGCTCTGGCGGAATAACAGCACTAACTCAGACGGGAATTCCATACACAGGTATAGCAACACTAACAGGTATTACAGGTGTAAATGCAGGAGGCATTGGCACATTGGGAAGTTTTGATGTTGCCTGGGAAGATAATATTTTTACAAATGTTACAGTTAACTCAGGTGGCGGTGGATCTGGATACATACCAGGAGATAGAATTAAGATTTTAGGTAGTTTGTTGTATCCAGTTGCCGGCGCTGATGGTACTAACGATTTATTCTTAACTGTTGACACTGTAGACGGTTCAGGACAAATTCTAACAGTTACTTGGTTAGGAACTGCGCCTAACGTTATTAAGAATTTTAGTACAGTTGCATATACTACTAGTGGTTTAGGAATAGATGCAATTGTAAATGTGAATATTACGGGTTCTTCATACGGAGTTACAATTAGCCCACGTGGTACTGACTTCCAAGATGGCGACACAATCACAGTACTAGGTGCAAACGTGGGCGGAGCAACCCCTGCTAATAACCTTGTTATTACTGTAAACGGAGTTGATCCATTAACTGGTGAAATTTTAAGTTTTGCCTGGGCAGGTACTCCAAAAAATGCAGCAGTTATATTAGCTGCTGCCGGAGACCCGCTATTAGGTAGCGGTGCAGTATTTACTGTGGGATTAAATGCAGGTACTTACAGTGTAACGGTTACAAGCGGTGGCATAGATTACGCACCTAATCAACAAATTGTTATTTTAGGTACAAGTTTAATTGGAGCAAGCCCTGCTAACGATCTAACAGTTACTATCACTACAACTGACACATTTAGAACGGGCGTTATTACTGCTGTTACCCGAGTAGGATCTGCCGTTACCGGCGGTGGTCCGTATTTAGATGCATTTGGCAACAATGAACAAAACACTGGCCTCAATGCAAGATTTAATCTTACTAGATCAAGTAGTACATACTCCGGAATACAAATTGCTACAATAGGAACAGGATATAACATTGGAAATAGAATTACAATACCAGGCATATTGCTAGACGGTACTAGTCCTACTAATGATGTATTAATAACCGTATCAAATGTCAACGGTGCAGGTGGAATTACTGCTATAAGCGTTAGTCCAAGTCCGGCATCTGCTGGAACTACGTTTTCTATTATTTCTACAATTAATATGACTGAGGCAACATCTGCGCTAATGTTGAATGGGGCCTCAGTAACATTTAGCGCACTTGCAACAATAGAAATCAATTTTGCAAATCCACATGGCCTTGTACCAGGTGACACGTTTATTGTTACTGTAACTAGTAACAGTGGATCAAACAATCATTTACTAGCATCTGGTTCATATTTTGCTACTATTATACCTAGTATTACTAGTTTAAGATATCAAGCTAGAGCACCTGGTGCGATCGATGCATCAACAAATCTTATTTTAGGAACAGTTTACCCAAGACCTGATAGCTTCTTTACTCATAGACCGTTTGACGGTGGTGTACAATTAGGTACAGGTGGCCCACAGCATGGTGCGCAGGCAATTCGTCAAAGTAAAAAATATATTCGTTATCAATCTGGTAAAGGTATTATGTATACTACTGGTGCACTATTTGCACCAAGTTATGATTTAAGATCAGTAACTGCAGATGGAATTGAAGTTAATGCACTAATTACAGTAATAACAGATGACAACGATCACGGTCTTCAAGTTGGCGGTGTTATTCGATTGTTAGGCATTGAAACGGCTGGATATAACAGTGGTAACGAAACGGCAAGCCCCCCTATATTTGACTACACAGTAGTTGACGTTGTAGATGAAAGAACATTTAAAGTTAGAGCACAACGTAGATTAGGATCTACTACTGCTGATTTAGGCTTTGGCGCACAGATGAGTGTAGTAAGTTGGCACGGTGCAACAGTACGTTCAGGAATTTTTGACGACCAAAACGGAATTTATTGGGAATATGATGGCACCAATATCAGTGTCAACCAACGTACTGGTACTAGACAGCTTGCAGGTACTGGTGCAATAAATGTAGATGAAAATATAATTACAGGAACTAATAGCAAATACCGTGACCAAGTTAAAGCAGGTGATCGTATTATTATTAAAGGTATGACCCACGTGGTTAGTCACGTAATAAGTCAAACCAGCATGTCTGTTGCACCAGATTTTCGAGGAGTAGTAAACATATCTGGTGCTAAACTAATGTTAGTAGTAGATAAGAAAGTTAAACAAGAAGACTTTAATCTAGATAGATTAGATGGAACTGGTCCAAGCGGATACAATATTGACATTGCTAAAATGCAGATGATTGGAATTCAATACAGTTGGTATGGTGCTGGCTTTATTGACTTTATGTTGCGTGGATCAAACGGCAATTTTGTATTTGCTCACAGAATGCGTAACAGTAACGTAAACACAGAAGCGTTTATGCGTTCAGGAAACTTGCCAGTTCGTTATGAAGTTACTAACGAAGGCCCTCCTGGCAAACTAGCAGCAGCAATGACCGATATGCAAACATATATTGATCTAGAAGATGGTAGCTTCTTTCCAACTGAAGGAACTGTCTACATTGATAATGAAATCATTACATTTAATGGAAGGACTGGAAATAGACTAACTGGCTGTACTAGAGCAACTCCATTTACCACTTTCCAAGCTGGTGCAGATCGCTCGTATACAGCAGGGATTGCAGTGTCGCACCTTGATAAAACTGGAGTTATACTAATTTCAAATACTATTACTCCGCTGATTAGCCATTGGGGTAGTGCATTCCTAACAGATGGCATGTTTGACGAAGATCGTGGTTATATTTTCTCATATGCAGAAAAGAACATTAGCATATCAACTACTAGACAAACAGCATTCATGATTCGACTAGCACCTAGTGTTAGCAATGCGATTGTTGGAGACTTGGGTGAGCGCGAACTGTTAAACCGTGCGCAGTTATTGTTACAAGGCCTTGAAATTACTACTGATAACCCAACTACTGCACAAGCAGGTGGTATTGTTATTGAAGGTATTTTGAATCCAAATAACTATCCGTTAAATCCAAGCGACGTTGGTTGGACTAAACTAAGCGGACTAGCACAAGGTGGTCAACCTAGCTTCTCACAGGTTGCTGCTGGAGGTTCTGTAGTTTGGTCTTCTGGTGCAAGTGCTACTCTTGCAACGGCTACTGCGTCTGCAGTGGTATCTACACAACTAAATTCTGGGGTATCTAATCCAGGTAATAATCAGGGTTATGTTTTTGTTAGTGGTATTGATTATCGTAATACATTTGGTTCTGCTGACCTAACTCCTGTAGTTGGAAGATCAATTACCGGAACTGGCATACGTGCAGGAACTACTATTACTGGTGGATTTATTTCAACTGGCAGCAGTGATAACTATGGATATTTTCTTATCTCTCAGACTACCAATTCTAATATTAATCCTAATACTCCTGATGCATTTACTGTAACTGCAACTGGCAATTTAGTAAACAGAAATATTGTATGGCTTAATAAAGCTAGTTTTGAAGCAACTGCTGCTAAAGTGGGTACATCAGTGACTACTGGCAGTTCAATAACTGTTCCAGCTAATACTACAGTTAACGCAATTACCTTAAGAACATTTGCAGGAGTACAGTACTATGAAGTTCAGCTGTCTAGTACGTACACGGGAACTTTTACAGCGGGAACAAGTACAATAACATTTAGCTTTGTACAACCTCCATTTGCACAACCTGGCGAAACTGTGTTCTCGTTTATTGCAGCGCCTGGCGAGCGTGCAACATTAGATCTTGCTCAGTTGAAAGAATTGACTAATACGCCCTTAGGTGGACGTGGTACATTCCCTAACGGTCCAGACGTATTGGCTATCAACGTCTACAAGGTTAGTGGAGACGCTGTAGTATCAAATGTTATTTTACGTTGGGGTGAAGCGCAGGCTTAAAGACTATCGATTATATCGATTACTGTTTGGATCTTAGTTTGTATAATGCGATTACGCAGACTAAGGTCCAATCCCTTATGTACGGGCTTAGGAAGATTGTCTAGATCAAACCATCCCCATGCAATATGTTCATCACTTAGTGTAGGAAGAAACTCATCTTCAACAATACAAAAGTATGTATGAAATTTAAAAAGACTGTCTTTGCTGACAAATCGTTCTAAAGGAACAGTCTTTTTAATATCAGGCTGTGCGCCTAACTCTTCTTCAATTTCTCTAGTAAGGCCTTGCCATGCTGATTCGCCTGTGTGATTAGTACCTCCTACTAATCCCCAGCAGCCTGCATGTTTACCTGTTGCTTTTTGTAATAATAAAAAACGGTGTGTTGACCTGGCACAGATTAATGCACCACTACAGTCAATTTCTGTTACAGTGCTATTCTCCATTCGCCTCTCTTATATTCGCCTTCAAATGACTTAGTCCACTCTACTCCGTTCCATTTATACTGTGTTCTAGTATAAAAATTCATCTGATACACAATGGTGTCTGTAACATCCTGCGATGAAAATATCACAATCCATTTAGTACCATTCCACTCAATAATGTCATTAGCCACTGCAACTAGATCGCTAGAGTCAGTGCCTTTCCATCCGTCTGCGCCATCAACGTTTATCACATCGCCCATATCTTCTACAATAAGATATCTTGTGCCTGCAACAATAGGTTGATCCGTAGTTTCTTTATTAGGACGTTTAGGATTAAATGTTGTAGGATCTATGATTGCATCAAAATATCCCTGATCTGAAATTAAACGACTTGGTCCGGGTATTTGAGTATTTGACGGAAATGTATCAGTATCCCATACTGCTGACATTACAGTTGAATCTAAAGGATTGATAGTTAGATCTCCAACTACTGTAGTGCCGTCAGGCTGTGTTAAAAATATTTTACTTAGGCCAGCAGTGTATTTTCCTGGAAATTGTGCTATAGCCATCTCCCATGATAACCATGTACCTGGACTAGCTTCATTGCTGGTAATTCTAATATTAGTTTCTTCTACAAAAATATCAAAGTTACCAATGGTAATCTTAGTTGCAAATATAAAATCAGACGGATCTACTTGACCAGATGAATAATCTGTGCCTAAGCCATTAATGTAATCTAACACTGGATCGCTCTTGTTCTGATAAATGTTAGCAACAATATTAGTAATAATACCCAACTTCTTAACCTTAGCCGGCGGACTCAACCATATAGGAGTTGTTAGCGTAAGACTAGCAATGTCAATAGCAGTGCTGGTACCTATAGGAACAGTGCGTGAACTGAATACAACATCACCTAATTCAACAACACTTAAACTAGTCCAGTCAATGTAGTTGTCAGTAGTTTGTATTTCTAAACTAGGGTTGAACAAGGTTAAAATTTGTTCAAGTATTTGTAATTTTTGATCTGTACTAGTGGACCAAATGTCAACTTTAAGACTTAGATTAAACGGCGTGGGCATCAGGCGTTCAACTGTGAACTGATTACCTTGTGCTCCAGTATAAAATGGATTGTCAGGATCAGTACGGTCTATTTCTCGTTCTCTGATGTGCAATTTACCTACGTATGTAGAGTCGCCTAGTCTATCTCTAGCTAGATCTAAATCACTGATATAAACAGCAATACGAGGAGCACTGGCAATGGTATTTTCACTGTTCTGATTAATAATACTTGCTGCCTGCTTGTCTGCATCTCCGTACATTACTGGTACACGTACTAGAGTACCGTCACCGTACTTA